ATTAAAGCAATTGGAATATATTGTAATGGAACAATGCCTGTATTTACTGACCAATTAGTACAAGGTATCTTTTTAGGTTTAAGACATGACTTTGATACTCAAGCTGTAAACTATGAAAAGAAAAAAGAAGCTAATAGGAAAAATGGTAAGTTAGGTGGTAGACCCAAACAAACCGAAGATAACCCACAAAACCCAATGGGTTATTTAGAAACCGAACAAACCCAACATAACCCACAAAACCTTAAAGAGAAAGATATAGATAAAGAGAAAGATATAGATAAAGAGAAAGATATAGAGAAAGATATAGAGAAAGATATAGCTAACAGTACTGGTAGTATGTTAACTGATAAAATATCTAGACAAGATAATCTTGCTGAAATACTTGATAATATATTTGGAAATGAAAAATAATTTGACTATATTTGAAAGATAATATGTTCTTATAAAAGACAGGATTAAAAAATACTTTATCGCTATTCAGCATTACATTATAAAGTTCCTGTTCAACATATTATAGGTCAGGAGCGAGTGCCATCGGTTCCTGACCTTTTTTATGCTTTTTATTTTTCACGATATATATTAGTATACGATTTGGTAAATTAAAATATTTTTCGTATATTGTATAAACACAAAACATAAAACCGATGGCAAATCAAAAAGAATGTAAATGTTGTGGTAAAGTAAAAGACACCACACAATTCAGCAAATGTAAGTCAAATAAAGATGGTTTACAATTCAAATGTAAACACTGCAATTCAAAAGACAATCATAAATTTAGAACTGAAATAAATCCTGAACACCATGCAAAGTGGCAAACTACTAATTGGGATAGGTTTATGAATTATATGAGAAAGTATAGAAAGGCTGACAAGAATGGTATTATATATTCAATAACAAATCCAGAAGGTGAAGTTTATATTGGAATGTCAGAAATGTTTTTGAAAGTTAGAATGATTGAACATAGAAAACATTATAGACAATACAAAGAAGGTAAAAGAGAATCACTTCCAGGTCTGCATGATAGTTTTGACAAGTATGGTATTAAAAATCATAAGTTTCAAACTATATTTGAATCAGAAGGTATTGATAGAAAACAATTAGAATATATAGAAAGAAGCTTTATTGAAGCAGTAAAACAAACAGGCAAATCATTAAATAAAAGACATTGGTAATTATGAAAAAAACAATTAAATGCATAGGATGCTTCATTAGATTAGGAAGCATTTTAGAACACATTATAGGGTTAGTAACTCTTGGATGGGGAAAACATACGGCAAGTTGGGTTGCAAGGAAATTAGGATACTCTAATTGCGGTTGTGATAGACGCAGAGTATATCTTAATCAATTAACATGTAAAAGTTATTCAGAAACAATTAGTATATTATAAATTAAAAACAAATGCAAACAACAAAAGCAACATTAGACGGAACATTCGGTTACAAAGTAGAGACATTAGAAATAGATGAGAATGCAGTTTATATGGTAGACTGGTCAAAGATGCAATCAGTAAACGATATGATTTTAATCTTAGCAAGTATGGCTATTGGATTTCCAGGCAACCATCCTAACATTGAACAATTAAAACCATTCTTAAATCTACAAACACCTATTAAAAGAGAACCTCAACAAAAAGAAGTTGCATTACCTAAACTAAAAAAGATTAAGTAATATGAATGACTTAAATGAAAAAGAGTTAGAAGAACTAAAAGGTATATTAAGTCAAATTACGACTAGATTACCAGAAGATAAGGCACACTATGTTTGGAATACATTCAATCATATAAGAAGTGAAAAAGAACCAATGCCGTGTATGTGTGGAAGCAGTGGAGCACATTGGAAAAGAGCAGTTGACTTTCTTCATGATTATGTAAAGAATAAGTAAATGATAGATTCAGGTAGTATACAATACAATGAATGTAAAGAAAGGTTAACCAATCTATATCTGGATTCTAATCATTGGTTAATTAAACATGCAATAAAGATTTCCAAAAATAGAGAAGAAGGTGAAGATTTAGTACAAGAACTCTATGAGTATTTACATAAGAAGTGTAATCCAAAGATATTCTGGGGCAATGCATACAATATGTTTTATTGTTATCGTTTTTTAGAAAGCAGATGGATTAATAAGACAAAGAAATTGAATAGAGTTGTATACAAAGAAGAGATGCCTGAAGAAGTAATGGAAGAGGAATACGATATCGATAGAGATTTGCAATTGCAGAATGCACATGAAGAAGTAATGAATGAATTACATAAGTTAAAAGTAACAAGAATGTGGCCGCAAGCCCGTATCTTTGAACTATATTGGTTATCGGACAAAACTCTTGATGAAGTAGCAAATGATATAAAGATAAGTAAGTCAACAGTATTCCTTTCAGTTAAGAAAATAAGAAAGTATTTAGAAAGTACATTAGACAATCCATTTAATAAGTAAGTTATGGCAGGAGGATTATGGGCAAGAAAGTTTGACAGAAAGAATGGTGAGACTAGACAATGTAATTATTGTGGTGATACATTCCATGCAAAGAAACCTATATGGAAATGTACTAAGTGTGTTAATGCAGCACAAAAAATAATTGAAACTGCAAAGAGAGCAAGAACTCCAAAGAAACAACAATACCCGTTTGACAATTATGGTAATGAAGCAGGTGCAAGATTTTGTACAATAAGAACTGCACTGAGTAATGCATGGAAAGAGTATAAGAAAACAGGAGATAAGTCTCATGTTATTGCACACTATAATAAACAATTGAAGGAAATAAAAGATAATGGTATATGGCAATGGATATGGGATAGAAGAGATGACGAAACTCTAAAAGAAAATCGACCAAAGACAAGGAATATGATTGAAAAGGAAGTGCCTGATACAAGAGGATGGTATGAAGAGTAGAATAGATTATAATTATGCTCACTTTAACTTTGATTGGACATGGATTAAAGATAAAGAATTAGTTATGAAAGGTGACCAATACGCAGGTATGTTAATTATATTAGATGATAGAGGTAGAGCAGTTGGAATGTATGCATACGAATTAATAAGTGATTATGAAGAAGAACAATAAGGAAATAATCGTATTAATGACTGTATACATCCTCGCCATTGGATTATTATTGTTATGGAGTATGTTTGTATCGCTTTAACTACAAATGACGCATATGAGTGTTTTAATAGTATATAAATCGAATAAATAACGGGCAATAAACGAATATGGCAAAGTTTGAAGTAGGAAATAAATTAGGTGGTAGAAAGCCAGGTTCTTTGAATAGAAGTACCGAACAGGCAAAACTTGCAATCGCTAGACTTGCTAATCAGGGGTTAAATAACATTACCGAGGATTTTGAAAAGATAAGAAAAGAAAATCCAATCGAAGCAGCAAAGCTTTATCTGAAATTATTAGAATACATTGTGCCGAAGAAAGCATCAATGGAGATAAGTGGTGAGATAGACCATAGAATACAGCAAGTAAGTATTAATATAAACAGAGCAGATAGTGAACATAGAGATTAACACTACAATTACATTTGAACATCTATTAGATAGTAAGCATAGAGTTACACATCACATTGGAGGAACTCGTAGTGGTAAAACATTTGGTATCTTGCAGTATGTTATCGTAGAAGCATTGAAATCACCACAAACCATTACTATTGTTAGAAGAACTATTCCCTCACTCAAGCGAACAGTTATAAAAGATTTTGTTGACATACTAAAAGGATTAGGTGTGTTCAATGAAGATAGCTGGAATGTAAGTGATAGAACTTATAAGTTGCAAGATAGTTCAATTCAGTTTATTAATTCAGATGACCCTGAGAAGTTAAGAGGTTTAAAATCAGATATTCTATTCATTGACGAAGCAAGTGAAATAGATGAAGAAAGTTATTTTCAGCTAAGTATTAGAACAACAGGTAAGATAATACTGGCATATAACCCTACGGTGTCACCTTATCATTGGTTAAGACAGATGCAGGATTGTGAACGATATACAACTAACTATGCTGATAATCCGTATATCTCCAAAGAAATGGTTAAAGCAATTGAGGATTTACAACATACGAATGAAAAGAAATGGAAAATATATGGAAAGGGTGAGTTTGCTCCAAATGATAAAGCAATTTTTCAATTTGAGTTATGTGGTGAGTATGACGCTGACTTTGTGGGTTTTGGGCTTGACTTTGGGTTTAGTAGCGACCCCACTGCTCTTTGTGCTGTTTATAAAAGTGGTGATAAAATCTTTTTGGAAGAGTTACTTTACGAAAGAGGTTTAGTAACAAACGACATAATAAATAAATTAAGAGAGTTAGATATCAGTAAGAGTGAAGAGATATGGGCAGATAGTGCAGAACCGAGATTAATAGAAGAGTTATATAGAAGTGGATTTAATATTAAGCCTGTTGTAAAAGGAAAGGATAGTATTAAGTTTGGTATAGGTGTAATGCAGAATCATAAGATATTCATACATAACAAATCACAGAACTTAATCAATGAGATGTATGCTTATCAATATGCAACTGACAAATACGGATATACAACCGATAACCCTGAAGGTGGATTAGACCACTTAATAGATGCAGCAAGGTATTGTTGTATGATGAAGTTATCACAGAAAGCACAAAAGAAAGGAACATATGCAATATCAATTGGACAATACAAATACTAATCAAAACCTCTGGAATGAAGAGGAAATCAAAGAGCTAATACTCTATGTTAAGAGTTTACAGCAGGAAAATGAGGATTTACAGGCAAAAATGATTATGATGCAAGCAAAGTTGAATAACGAAGAAGCAAAGACAAAAAAATTAAGTAACATAATAAAATTATTATATGGTCAAGGA